CTTCGCGGAGAGCGGCACCAACGTTCCAACCGGATATTTCAAAGCATGGAGGCAGACATGATTGACCAAAACACCCGCCGCCTGCTGGAGCAGATCATTCTGATCCAGAGCGCCAATAACCAGCAGCTAGAGACAATCGAGCGCGAGAGGCGGCGCAATCTCAAGTTCAGCCGCCGCATCACAGAGCAGGACGCCACCATTGCGCACCTAAACGATGCCAACGCGGCGCTACGGGGTGAGCTACAGGCCCTGAACGCCCGTTTGGCGGGGCTGGTACGGGAAGCGCGCATTACGCACGCACAGGAGGGCTAGATATGGGCGAACCGCTTGGGCAGGAAAGGGCCATGACCGAATGGCGAGCGCGACAGGCCAGCGTTGCCAGCGAAGACCGACGGCGGCCGTTTGAAAGTGACGCCGAGTGGTTGAATAGGCTGAACAGCAAGCCGCGGGACGATGAGTTTCAGCGCGCTGAAACAGATCAGGAGGCGCAGGAATGAGGGGCAATGACGACGACTGGGGCGAGGGTAGGTGCCGGGGCGAGACAGTCCACATGGATAGCGACGAGCACCACTCCATTCTAGGCCCGGACGGTGAGCCGCTGCGATACATCCGCCGCCGACCAATCGGGTTTGACCTCACGCCGCGCAAGAGGCGAGCGGCATCCAGACAGGCAACAGGCAAAGGGCAAGAGATATGACAAAGCAATCAGCAATCGACGCGGCAGCGCGATACGCAGGCACAAAGGCAAAGACCCGCCTCAAGTCAGGCACCAACATCAAAGCCCAAGCGCGCGGCGATGTTTCCCTCGCCAAAGCCCGGTGGGATATGGGCGCGGAAGGGCAGGCAAACCGCGCCGGGCTAATCACCGAGGACCGGGGCGAGGTGGATCCAGACACGGGCGAGAAGGTAAACCCGAACGGCGTTAAGGGCGCGCGGCGAGTGGATATGTTGGAGGTGTATCATAGCCGAGGCTGGATCAGCGATAAGGGCTACACAGCAGGCGAGGCATTGCGGGACGCCTGGACGGCAACACAGCGCAGCAAAGGCACCGATTACTCAGCAGAGCGGGTGGACAGCACATCAAAGCCCGACGCACACATAGACATTCAAATTGATCGGGTATCGCAGTATATTGCCGTCTCTCGCCAAATCACCCAAGGAGATGAGCGCATTCTAAGCACTGTTGTCGGTGAGGGCAGAGCAATCGGCCACTTGCGCGAGTACCAGCGGGAACGGCATGAGGCAGGCAGGGCGCACTTACGAGCCGCGCTGGATCGGCTAGCGGATAGGATGGGGTGAAAATAATTCGGGAAATGTGAAAATAGTGCTTGCCAGTCCGGTCAATTAACCCTAATGTGAATACAGGGGCAATGAAGCCCGCTCAATAGGAGATAGACAGATGACCGACTTTGCACTTTATCACACCGCAGACTGGCGCAACGGCAACGCGCCCAAGACGGCAGGCGCAACACACATTGTGTCGCAGGACACGCGCCACCGCGCATATGATGTTCCGGCGGATGAGGTCGGCGCGTTTTATGAATGGGTTGCAATGACCTTTTCGGGCGACAACGACCCATTTTATGGCGACTTCGAAGGCACCATTCATGAATACCTTGAAGAGATCAACGTATCGGTGCGCGTGTCATGACCCCGCAAGAATTCAAAGATGCCCGCCAATCTCTAGGCTTCTCATGCGCTGGTTTAGCTCGAGAGTGGAGCATGGGCAAGAACGGCGACCGCACAATCAGGCGATGGGAAGCGGGCGACGTGCCAGTCAATCCTATCGCCGCATATTGCCTGCACCGCATGTTATATCGTAACGCTTGACATAACCGCCGATTTATGCGACCTTATAATCTACGGATCATTGCGCCGCCGGGGAAACCTGAGCGGCGTTATTCGATTCCGCCTTCTGGTGGTTCGTCTTGCCGGTCGTGAAGCAACTCAGTTGTCGGGCCGGATTAGCGACATGCTGACGAACCTCCTGAGCGCGGTGCCGTGTTGCAATGCCTAAAGGCGCAACAATCGCGAACCGGGTAGTAAACCGCGCTCAGCCCACACAGGTGCATCATGCCTACCCACCGATCATGTAGACGCTGGATGAAGTTAGGCCCTCAGGCGATAGCGAGGCGTCTCCGGCAACGGGACACAGGCCAGAGATACAGACCGGCTCGCCGCGTAAAGAGGTGGTGCTGGGCCGGGCGATAGTAGGGACATCATGCAATCCAGCGAGACATACACGCCCACCGAGGGCGAATACATCCGTGACGCCATCGCCAAGATCATCAACACAGGCGGCGACATATACGACATGCAAGACGTGGCCGATCACATCGCCACGGCCAAGGCGCTGTATGACACAGTGAACCTGCTGGCGCAGATGAGATAACCACAACACAAGGAGGCCAACACCCCGCAAGGGACTGGACCGAATTATGGCAAACCCAAACCCATCACCAGAGACGCGATTCCAGCCGGGGCAGTCTGGAAACCCCCAAGGCAAGACGCCACAACAGAAGGCTAACGAAATGGCCGCTGCTGAAATCGCAGCCGAAATGCGGCACCGAGCGCTTATCCGAATGCAGGAAAAGGTAAACGCTGGCGAGGACATCATGGGTATGATCGACGCAAACGCCCTGAAGTTATTCAAGGACAGCGAGGACAGGGCGCACGGTACGCCTACATCAACAATCGCTGGCGACCCAGAGAGGCCGCTTGCTTTTGGCTCCTTGGCTCTGGTCCCGCTTACTACTGATGACGCCTCAGATTAAGCTGCCGCCCAAGCTTATCCCCGTATTTCAGGGTGAGGCGAGATACAGGGGCGCATACGGCGGCAGGGGGTCGGGCAAAACACGCAGCTTTGCAACAATGGCCGCAGCACACGGCGCACGATGCGCACAAGCAAACAGGCCCGGTATCATTCTCTGCGTCAGAGAGTTCATGAACAGCCTCGATGAAAGCTCAATGGCCGAGGTCAAGGCGGCGATCAATGCCGATCCCTTCCTTGCATCCTGGTATGATGTTGGCGAAAAATACATTCGCACAAAAGACAGGCGAGTTGAGTTCAAGTTCGCGGGCCTTAATCGCAATATCGACAGCATCAAATCAAAGTCTAAGATTCTGCTTTGCTGGGCCGACGAGGCTGAGCCGATCATTGATCTTGCATGGCAGAAGCTGATCCCGACAGTTCGCGAGGACGAGTCGGAAATCTGGGTGACGTGGAACCCTGAGCGAAAGAACAGCGCCACACATGAGCGCTTCAGGTCTAAGGCACCAGAAGGCGCTAAGTTTGTTGAACTGAACTGGCGTGACAATCCGAAATTCCCTGACGTGCTGGAGCAGGAACGGCTCAACGATTACACGCGGCGACCCGACCATTACGGACACATCTGGGAAGGTGAGTTTGTAACGGTTGTTGAGGGCGCTTACTACGCTCAGCCAATCTCTACGGCCAAGCAAGAAAACCGCATCGGCAAAGTCGCAGCCGATCCACTCATGACCTATCGAGCAGTTTGGGACATTGGCGGCACCGGCGCAAAGGCCGACGCCTGCGCGATTTGGATAGTACAGTACGTGGGCCGCGAAATCCGTTGGCTCGATTACTACGAGGCACAAGGGCAACCACTGGCGGCGCATGTCTCATGGCTGCGCGACAATGGATACGCCAAGGCGATGTGCGTTCTACCGCATGACGGCGCGACCAACGACCGCGTGCATGACGTATCATACGAAAGCGCGCTCAGGGGCGCAGGCTTTGAGGTCCAGGTCATCGCCAATCAAGGCACCGGGGCTGCAATGAAGCGGGTTGAGGCGCTGCGGCGCTTATTCCCTAGCTGCTGGTTTGACGCCACACGATGCGAGGCAGGGCTAGACGCCTTGGGCTGGTATCACGAAAAGCGCGACGAGGAACGCGGCATCGGCCTTGGCCCCAATCACGATTGGGCGTCTCACGGCGCTGATGCTGCCGGTCTGGTCGCTGTTGCCTATGAAATGCCGCAGGGCAAGACGCAAGAGCCGACATTCGTTCGGCGGAAGGTTGTTTGATGGTCCTCAAATCAGAAGGCGGCATGGTTCTAAACGTGCCTGACACGCTGACAGATAGCCAACTACAGGGCGCGCAGATGGTGTTCTATCACGGCGCGTCAACATGCAGCCTTGAGTGGTCGCGGGGCGTGTTCGCGCGGGAGGATGAATTGCGCTCCAGCATCCGCGCCATCGCCCGCGTTGCGAGTGCCTTGGAAGGCAAGCCGGAGTTCAAGAGTGAGGTTGCGGCGCTCAATATGATTTTAAAGCGTGACGCGGTGCGAGGTGATTCAATTGTTCAGTAAGGGCGACACATTCGACGGGCCAGACGGGCAGGGCTACACGCTGACCCACGACCTGACGCCCGGCGTAGCATTCACTACTTCCACATTTGAGCCATTCGGCGGCGCGCCGCGTCCAGAGGGCGGCGAACCGATACCGGCATGGCTGTTGACGCAATTGAAGGCGCCCGAATAATGGATCAAATAGCCATCATCGCCGATATGGTGAAGCAATCCGAGCGCCATGCAGACGATCTGTCAAAGGACCGCCTGCGCGCGATTGAATACTACGAAGGCACCATGCGTGACACGCCATCGGATGAGGGACGTTCGAAGATGGTCACGCGCGATGTGCGCTCGCAGATCAAGAAGGTGCTGCCGTCAATTATGCGGACCATTCTTGGTGCTGACGAGGTGGTTGAATACCCGCCCGTAGGCGAGGGCGACGAGGACGACGCCGATCAAGCCAGCGATTACATGAACTTTGTCGTCATACCTGAGACGAACGCCCGCGATGCTATCTATGACGGCATTCACGACGCGCTGCTGCTGCGCAACGGTATCCTCAAGTGGTGGATGGACGAACGCCAAGCCGTCAAGATAAGCAAGCACAGCGGACTGACCGAGGATGCGCTGGCCGAGTTGATCGGCAGCGATGAAGTCGAGGTTCTGGAGCATGACGAGGCCGAGGAAGACGTTGAGGGCGAAGGCGGTGAGATTGCTCCCGTCACATTCCACAGCGTCAAGATCCGGCGCACCTATACGAAAAAAGACCTTCGCTGCGCTGCGGTGCCGCGCGACCGCTTCCTGATCCATCCCGACGCTGTAACGCTCGATGATAGCCTGCTGACCGGCGAGAAGACGACCGTGACGCGCTCCGATCTTGTGGCGATGGGCTATGACAAGGCGCTGGTCGATAGCCTCTCTATGGCAGACGGTGACGACGAGGACGACCGGGACGCCCGCCGCGACGTGTACAGCGATGCGACGGAATCCCAGCGCGCCAACGAGTCGATCGATTACTACGACCTATACATCAAGGTCGATATGGACGGCGACGGCGTGGCCGAGTTGCGCCACATGATCTTTGCGGGCGGCTTGGCGGAAAAGAACCTACTGGAAGACGACGAGTGCGATGAGGTGCAATTCTGCGATCTATGCGTTATGCGCCAGCCGCACCAGTGGGAAGGTATTAGCCTTGCCGACGACCTGATGGACATTCAGCAGGGCAAGACGGTGCTGCTGCGCCAGACGCTCGACAACCTGTATTGGCAGAACAACCCGCAGCCGATCATGCAGGGCGGGGCAATCAAGAACCTCGATGCGGTCTACAACCCTGAATTCGGCCTGCCTATCGAGACAAACCAAGGTATCGACGTGCGCGCGGCCATTAGCTTTACGCAGGTTCCCTTCGTCGCCAAGGATTCCTTTGGCATGATGGAATACCTCGACATGGAAGCGCAGGACCGCACAGGCGTTTCAGACGCATCGGCGGGCCTAGCACCGGACGCGCTGCAAAACATGACGGCCAAGGCTTCGGCCATGATCGAGCAGGCAGGCATCGGCCAGACGGAAATGATGGTGCGGACCGTGGCTGAGGGGCTGCGCAAGTTCTTTCGCGGCATGTTGCGGCTTAGCATCAAGCATCAGGACGTACCGCGCACCGTGCGCCTGCGGGATGAGTGGGTGCAGGTAGATCCGCGCCACTGGAATGCCGACATGGACTGCAACGTCAATACTGGCCTTGGCGCTGGTACGCGAGAGCGTGACATGCAGATGATGCAGCTTGTTATGGGGATGCAGGAAAAGCTGTTGCTGGCGTTTGGGCCTAACAACCCGTTTGTGACGCCTGACAACCTCTATGCGGCGATGGCTAAGATGGTCGAGAGCGCGGGCCTGAAGACGCCTAACCTCTACATCACCGAGCCGGACGAGGATCAGGTCAAGCAGATGCTGGAGGCGGACGCGAACAAGCCGGACCCCGAGCAGATGAAGATCCAAGCGCAGATGCAGCTTGAGCAGGCTAAAATGACAATGGAAGTCGAGAAGTCCAAGGCGCAAATTCAGATCGACCAGAACCGCGAGCAGTCGCAGATGCAGGCTGACCTACAGGTTAAGCAGGCCGAGATTGCCGCAGAGCAGCAAAAGCAGGCGGATAAGCTACAGGCCGATGCGGCGCTGCAAGAGCGTCAACTGGCGTGGGAACGTGAGAAGTTCACGCAGGAAATGGCGTTGCGCTCGCAAGAGGCTGAAACCCGCAGGCAGGACGAGATCGGCAAGCACCAGTCGGCTATGATGCAGGCATCTATTGATCGGCAGAACGCGCAGGACGACAAGGCCAACGAGGTGACGCAATGACCCCCGAAGCCCGCGCCAGCCTAGCCGAGCAGCTTCTCAGCAACCCGCTGTTTGACGAATTGCTAAACGGCATTGAACGCGCCGCAATCGAGCGGATGGTCCACGCTACAGACGACGAAACACGAGCCGCAGGCGCTATGCGCGTGCAGGCCGTAAGATCTTTGCGCAGCGACTGTGAGGCAAGCCTTCGCAGCACCCGCGAGCGCAAGGCAGCACCGGCTTAAAGCCACAGCACAGCATCTAACAACCTTCCCGGCGACCGCGCAAGCGACACCGCCGCCCGAAGCCGCGAGCGCAACAGCGCCACGGACACTAGCCATTGAGGCAATCCACCATGACAGACGAAACCGACAATGCGCCTCTTGATGAGGACGCAACCGATAACGTCGAAACCTCTGACGACGACACCGCCGAGGACTGGGACTATTTCGATCCTGACGAAGACCAGGACACCGAGGAAGCCCCTGAGGCCGAGGCGACCGATGATGATGAGGAAGAGGGCGAACCTGAGGAAGAGGTAACCGACGAGGAAGCCGAACCCGAAGCAGAGCCAGCCGTTATTGACGACGATACCGCAGTAGTAAAGCTATCAGACGGAACGCAAGTCCCGCTGGCAGACCTCAAAAGCGGCTATCTGAGGCAAAACGA